GAAACAAAAGAAACTAAATCACATTTTGATTTTGGTTTATATGGCAACCTAGACGGAAACGAGGGTTATGGTAGAGAAGACCAAGACCAATTTGCTCACGCATACTTTAGAGAGGAACTAAAAGCTAAAGGGTGCAACCCAGATATTTTACCTCAACAATCTGGTAAAGAGAGCAACCCACATAAAACAAAGCACGTTGATATGTGTAATAAGGAACTAGGCAAATCAAGTAGTGGTTATGGTGGCAGTGATGATAACAATGAGATTGGATTAGCAAAAAAATTTAACACACCATTTTATGCTGATGTGATTGGAACTTCTTATTGCAGATCAAGAGCAATCGCCTGTACTAAAGACGAGTATCAACAATTTGAACAATGGAGAATGGCTAAAGCTGATGTTGTATCAAAGCACACAACGTGGGTGGATAGTATATCTAAACAAGCTGACCAATTAAAAATTGGTTTGAAAGCATATAGATATTTAAGTGAGGGCATAGAACTTGCAACCGAACTAGGTATCAATGTTGACGAGGCAGAATTAGTAAAAACTAATTCAACAGGTCTAACAATCTACAACCCTACAAATCTAGCAAATATGATTAAAGGCATGAAGAATAAACAATCAGCTAATACGAGAGAGGCAAAAATATTAGCAAGACAAAAATACGAAAGTGTAAATTAACACTTGACTATAATAGGACTATCCTATAAGATAGTCCTATTAACAAACAGAAAGGACACAATGCAAAATACAGGAACATTTTTTATAACTTACTTCGCCAAAAAGCATAAGGCTTTTATAACGAGGAAAGGACAGTATGATAAACCTGACGGAACGAAAGGTAAATCATTTACATCAAAAAATAATACACCATGTTTAGTCTATTGGGATTTAGACGCAGACGGTTGGAGAATGGCAACAGGAAACGCAAAGGTTAGAATATGAACACACTATTATATATCGGTCTAGGGTTTATTACCCTAGGCTTTTTATTATTTATAGTTGCAGTAATAATGGAACGACACTACGATAGAAAACTATGGGAATTGAAAGAGAGGAATAAATGGAAGGTATAGAACTTATAGTAGGAATAATAGGGGCAGTTGTAATACTGACATGGTACATATGAGCGATTATAAATGGTGTCATGGTCCTAAGTGTCATAAGTCACATACACAGGACAGGATAAGAGGAACGCAAGGTAGCAAGGTCCTAAGAACTAAGAAAATAAAAACAACGGAATGGAATATAAATAATGGTTGGCAATATTTTTGTAGTCAAGGCTGTTGGAATGATTTCTTTTATAAGTATGCGCCACAATGTGTGAACATAGCACCTCGCAACGAGCCACTAGAAACACCGATCGAGGACCCTAAGAAAGTTACACATCAAAGCCAATACAATTCAGACTACAGTTATACAACGACAGAAATAAAAGAGAGGGTTGACACATCTATAGAATAGGAATATATAGGACATAGAAAGGATATATATGGCAGATAAAATACAAGTTACTAACCCCTTCTCAGGTCAATCAGCAATGTTAACTGAAGAAGAGAACAAACTCTACTTATCTATTAAAATGGCAGAGTTAACAGAGAATTATACATTTATGCAAAAGCAATTGGATAAGTTTAGCAGATTAAATGTATCAGCATACATGACATTACTAGACTAACAACCATACAACGGGGCGCCCTAACGGGCGCCGCGCTTCGCGCCTTCGGCGCTTCGCTTACATCAATAGAGGTACCAAGCCAATCTTAAATTAGTATAGAAACAATTATATATAATTAGGGTGTATACACTAGGGGTCCCACCAGGGGGCATATATTGCTAAGTTTTGTATATTCGTATACAATAAATACTTATTAAGTTACAAAATTAATCTTAAAAAATTTTGCAAAAAAATTTTTCGAAATGAAAATTGATATAGAAAAAATAAAAAAATTACCTCCTGATGTCCGCAAGGATTTCATGAAAACTTTCTTACAGTACGAAGAAAAGAAAAAAGAAAACAAAATACATTCTGACTTCATGGCTTTTGTAAAACATGTATGGCCTGAATTTATTGAAGGATCACATCACAAGATTGTTGCTGAAAAATTTAATCAGCTGGCTGAAGGCAAATTAAAAAGATTGATAATCAATATGCCACCCAGACATACCAAGTCTGAGTTCGCTAGTTTCCTGCTGCCCGCTTGGATGGTGGGTAGAAATCCCAAGTTAAAAATTATCCAGTCAACCAATACCACAGAGCTATCGGTTAGATTCGGGCGTAAAGCAAAAGCACTTATCGATTCAGAAGAATATCAATCAGTATTTAAAACTAGACTCAGAGAAGATTCACAAGCCGCAGGTAAATGGGAAACACAAGGTGGTGGCGAGTATTACGCAGCCGGTGTCGGTTCAGCAATTACTGGACGGGGCGCAGATCTACTTATTATAGATGACCCGCATTCAGAGCAAGATGCTATGAACAAAGAAGCAATGGACAGAGCTTACGAATGGTATACCTCAGGTCCTCGTCAAAGATTACAACCTGGCGGAGCAATTATTTTAGTTATGACAAGATGGAATACAAAAGATCTTACAGGGAGATTACTTGGCGCGCAGCGAGAACCTAAAGCTGACCAATGGGATGTAGTAGAATTTCCAGCTATCTTACCAAGCAACAAACCACTATGGCCAGAGTATTGGAAGCTAGAAGAATTAGAAGGTGTTAAGGCATCGGTAAGTTTACAAAAATGGAATGCGCAGTATATGCAGAACCCAACTTCAGAAGAAGGAGCTATTCTTAAAAGAGAATGGTGGCAGATCTGGGACAAGGATTGGATACCTGCATTAAAGCATGTGATACAATCTTACGATACAGCTTTTTCTAAAAAAGAAAATGCCGACTATTCAGCCATTACAACATGGGGAGTCTTTTATGAAACAGATGACTCACCCGCTAGTTTAATATTATTAGATGCTAAAAAAGGCAGATACGATTTTCCAGAGCTAAAGCAAGTTGCTTTTGAGCAATGGAAGTATTGGGATCCAGATACAGTCATTGTTGAGGCCAAAGCATCAGGTCAACCTTTGACTGATGAGCTTAGGAAGATGGGAATACCTGTCGTTAACTTCTCTCCATCAAAAGGAAACGACAAACACACCCGAGTGAATTCAGTTGCACCTTTATTTGAATCTGGTATGATATGGGCTCCCGAGCAGGAATTTGCTGAAGAAGTCATTGAAGAGTGCGCAGCCTTTCCATTTGGTGAACATGATGACCTTGTAGATTCAACAACAGGCGCTATCATGCGATTTAGACAAGGTGGCTTCGTATTACACCCTGATGATGAAAAAGATGAGGTACAACCTAAAAGGAAGATGATTTATTACTAATGGGATTATTACAATTATTAAAACAACTGTTTGGCAAAGGTTACCTAAACAAGATTATGGGTACAAGAACTAATATTGCTAAACCTATCCGGATGGACAAAGACAGTCCTTTTAGAAAATATTCTGATGAAGCATTTTTAGATCAAAAAGATTTAGATTACATTGAGACAAAAATAAGTGAATATGGACCATATGCTTTAAGTAATAAGAACCCACAAGAACTTGCAAACTTTGAAGCTAATGCTCAAAGACTTTTACAGGCTAAAATGAAACAGGGAGGTGTCACAGAAAATATGATCAGAACTGTTGAAGAAGCAAAAAAACCAAAACCTCAAGCAGATGTTATTGATATAGCAACACAACAAAAAGTTGATGACACAGGTATTATGAAATTAAAAACAGATTTAGGTTTACCAGAAAACGTTCCTTCAGATAGTGCTTTAGGTGAATTACTTTTGGAAACAAAAAGATTAGAAAAACAATTAGATATAGACATGAGAAATGTTATGAAAAAAGAAGCATCAAAAAAAACAAAAGGTGATGCTTTTATGAATATGACAAAGGCATCAGCAAAACCTCTTAGCCTTGAAAAAGAAGCTCAAGTTAGAACTGCATCTAGAGAATTTTTAAATAGAGAACTTAAGTTAGGTAAAATTAAATTAAAACCAGAAGAAACTAAATCTATCTTACAACCTTCTGGAGGCGGAACAGATCCAATTGATATTCTTAGAACATATTATGGCGAAGATGTTTTAGAAGCTTTAGATGATCTTGCACCAAAATTTATGCAAGCAGAAAAATATTCAGACTATCTTAAAATTATGGATGATAATTTAGATGAGTCATTTTTTAAACCAAGAAAAGATCCAAGCATTAGACAATCTTACACAGATGATGAAATGAGAGATATTGTCAACAAAAAAGAAGATGATCTTGCTGACAAATTAAAAAATTTACCTGATGATATTGATCCCGATGCATTAGCAAACGGCGGAAGACCAGGTTATGCATATGGTACAGGATTAAAACTTTTTAACTTGTTCAAGGCCAAAAAAACTAACGTAGCCAAAGAAATTAAAAGATCAATAGATAATATTTTTCCTACGGGAGATTCAAAATATGATGCTGATGTAGTAGTTGATGAAATATTGGAGAATCTTGATATAGACAGAGATGCTGTTGATGGATATGATATTCTTGATCTTTATGACCAAGCTTATAAATCTATAACAATGCAAGCTATAGATGGTGTTACACCAAAACTTATGCAGTCTATAACTAAAAAAGGTAAAGGCACGGTTACAAGAGCTGATAAAAATATAAAACTTTCTTACACAGACAAAGACAAAAGAATTATTCCTGAAGGTACGACTGAAGAAGAAATAGATCTTGCAATCTTAAAAGGAAATTTTTTAAGAAAATATGAAGGTAAAATTGATTCACAACTTTCAAAAGCAATAGAAAACGATACGAATGCACAAAGGGTAAAAGAAGTTATTGCAGAAGTAGAACAAGCTGCAATTATGGAACAAAAAGGTATGGGCGCGGAAGAAATTGTAAACTCTCTTCTTGATGCATCAAACAGAAAAAAAAATGCAGACGGTGGACTAAACTATTTGATGGGATTATAATATGGCCTCAGAACTTTTAAAAACAAAAGCTCTTTCTGCCAGAATTAAAGAGCCTAAAGTTAGAGACTTTGACTTTGGTTTAAGTCTAACATCAGTAGAAAGTTTAATCCCTGACCTACCCCAACCCAAACCACAAGAACTTTTAGATTTACAAGAACAAAATAGAAAGCAAAGATTATTACAATCACTGCAGAAGATAGGTGGCGGTCTTGAAGACTCGTCTCTAGATTTTATTAGAAGACAAAATTTTGCAAATCAAGGTCTTGCAAAACCTAAACGTGGCTTGGTTGATGAACCAGGAAGCTATGCTGGTAAACCCGGTTATGTAAAACCTTTATCACCAGAAAACGCAAAACTATTTGAGATAACTAATCCAGGAGAAGTTTGGGGTGAAGGACGGTTTGCTGGTACAGAAGGTAATCAAACAAGAGGTAATTGGATAAATGATGCAGATAGAAAAAGGAAAATATTAAAACAAACTAAAAATTTAATAACCGAAGAAGAATATGCTAAAATTTTATCTGATGAATTAGGTCAAGAAATAAAACCTAAAAAAGTTGAAGGTAAGTTTGGAAATAAACAAAAAACTCAATTTGGAGAAATCTCTGCAAAAGATTTTAAAGGAACTTATGGAAGTATTAAAGGCGGAAAAACTCAAGGAGGAAGTTTTAAATATTATAAACCTCCTACTAAATCACAAATAAAAGCATATAAAGGTGCTTTAAGACAAAGTGATTTTAATAGATTAAAACCAGCAACAGTACAAGCTGTTTTAGATTTACATAAAAATTACGAACAAATTTATAGAAAAGGAAACTTACCTATCATTGAAGATGTTGTTTCTAAGTTAAGTTTAAGCCCAGGACGAGCAGGAAGAGCTACTGTTAGATTAGCTCAAGTATATAACGGTCATCAATTTAAAAACCCTGAGTTTCAAGACATTAAAAAAAATACGTCCGCAGCAAATAAAATTTTTGCAAAAATGGAAGCAGCTCCTTTTGGTGATGTTTATAGACAAGGAGTATATGAAGCTGCGTTAGAAACTATTGATGCAAAACTTGGAAATGAAGTAGGAACATTTGCTTCATTTAAATCTAAAGCCAGAAAACTTTTAAACGATAAAGGTATAACACAAAAAGGTTTTAATTTTAATGAAATTGCTGGTGTAACAGGTAGTTCTAGATCAGGAGCTGAGTTTTCTCAATTTGTAGATATTATGGAAAAAAATTTAAATCAAAAAACTTTAGCTAATCTACAAGGTCAACTTTCTACGGCTCGACAAAAAATAGTAAAAGATCCAACAAAGTTTGCAGAAGAAGCTAAAAAATTTAATCTTAAAGCATCTGTTTTAGAAGAAAAATATAATATTGAATTACCTAAATTAATTAAACCAGAAGATGTAAAAAGTTCTTATGGAGTTAAAAGACTTAAAGAATTAAAAGAACAGGGTTTGGATTTAGTAAAAGCAGCTAACAGAGATAGTTATGGAATAAAAGTTCCAAAAGGAGCTTTAACTGCGAAAGAATTTAATGATCCAAATAATAAAAAAGTTAGAGAACTTATTGCTCTCGTTGGCTGCCCTGATTTTAAAGGTAATCAAGCTTTTGCTGAAGGTGGTCGTATTGGTTTTTCAGAAGGCGCAGATTGTTTTAATAAAGGTAAAAAAGTAATTAACGATGGCAAAATTGCAAAAGGCGCACAATCTAGAAACTTTGCTAAGTTTGCAAACAAAGCCATGGAGATAGGTAAACAAAGTGGTCGAGGACTTAGAACATTTGCAAAGATTGGTATTCTACCTGAGATGATTATTATTGGAGCGGACACTGCTATCAGGGCAGGTATGGGTGATACGTTTGATGAAGCTTTTAAAAGAGCTACAGATTTTTATAGAACAGACGATGCTTACGAACAAGCAGATGCATCTGAATTAAGAAGAAGAGTGGGACCTGCTGATGCAGAAATAATTTTAAATCTTAGAAAATTTAATAATGAAAAATCAAAACTTGATAGTTTACAACAAGAAAAAGAAGCTGATTTAGCTTTAGTAGGAAACGACTTTGCTGAGACTAACAGTGGTATGACCTACGAAGAAATAGAAAATTTTCATAACCCAAGAATAAAAAAACAAGAAAACAATTTATTTAACGCTAGTATCTCTGATGCAGAAGAGCGTGCAGGATTAGCAAAAGAAACTGAGTTCGCAGATAAAAAAGGAGTCGATTATAAAAAATCTCCAGTTGGTATATATTTAGATTATTTAGGAGAAAAACCAGGTATTAAACAAGCGTTAAGTTTATTTGATACAGGAACTGTTCAAGAACCCGATGTATCAGCGCAAGCACTAGATAATTATGTACCTGATGAACTTAAAAAAATAAGACAAAAATATGGACCAAAAGTAACACTTGATTTAATAAAAAGATTTGAAGCACAACAAACATATCCAGAAGGAACTGTTAGAAATAAAAACTTACAAGATGAAGAAAGAAAATTATTATTTGAAGCAGCTAAAAATGATCCTGCATTAGCAGAGTTATATTTTGGTCCAAGTATGACGTTTGCAGGCGACCCGATTGATCAGACAGACAAATCAAATAGATATGCACAAGGTGGAAGAATAAATTTTGGCTCAGGAAGTGGACCAATGCCTGTAAGAATAATTTACATCATTATGGATAGATTAAGAAATTTAAAAAATAGTACCTTTAGTAACTATAATCAAGTTAGAATGTATGGTGAACAAAAAGGTATAACAGAACTTTTAGAACCTTTTAAAAATATACCTAATAAGAATAGAATAACTTCAGCTATTGATGATGCTGAAGAACTTAAAAAAGTTATGCCAGATGAATATAAATCTTTTTTAGATGAAATTATAGATGACACTAAACAATTTAAATTTAAAACAGCTCATGATAAACAACAAGCTTTAGAGAAAGCATTACCAAAGGAACTTAAATTTGAAAATTTACCCGAAAAAATGTTTCCAATGCCTAATCCAGAAAACCCTAATTTTATAGTGCCTTATGGATATCCAGACAAAAATCCTTTTCAAAAAAGTAGAAATCTAACAAGAACAGAAGCAGATAAATTCACAGGAAAAGGAACTAGAAAAACATATGATACTTTTAATGAAAAAACAAAACAATATCAAGAACCAAACAAAAACACTTTAATAAGTGAAGAACCTATCGATGAAGAATTAGAATCAATTATAAGAGATCTAGATAAGGGAGATCTTCAATAATGAAATATCCTAAGACAAACCTTATACCCCCTAAAAAAGGACCCGATCCTCAGGGGTTGCTTATTGATTATAATACTGTTAAACCTGTAAAACTGGAGAAAATAAATGGCAGACATAGACAAGGACCTACCGAACGTAGAGCAAACGTTAAACGTTCCATCACCTGAAGAAGTTGAAGTTGCTGAACAAGAAAAACAACAAGAAGTTGATGAACAAGGTAATCCTGTAGATATTACAGAGAACGAAGATGGATCAGTAGATATTAATTACGATCCTGCAATAGCATCTGTTGACGGTGGACAAAATCATTACGACAATTTAGCAGAACATTTACCTGATGATGTATTAGGACCTTTAGGTTCAACACTTTTTCAAAACTACCAAGACTATAAAAATTCTAGAAAAGAATGGGAAAGATGTTACAGAGAAGGATTAGATTTATTAGGTTTTAAATACGATCAAAGAACAGAACCTTTTCAAGGTGCATCTGGCGCAACACACCCTGTATTAGCTGAAGCAGTTACACAATTTCAATCATTAGCTTACAAAGAATTATTACCAGCATCAGGCCCAGTTAGAACACAAGTTTTAGGAACACCAACTCCAGAGAAAGATCAACAATCTCAAAGAGTAAAAGATTTTATGAATTACCAAATAATGGAAAAAATGAAAGACTATGAACCTGATTTTGATTCATTATTATTTCATTTACCATTAGCAGGATCTGCTTTTAAAAAAGTATATTACGATGAAGCAACCTCAATGGCTTGCTCTAAATTTGTTCCTGCAGATGATTTGATTGTTCCGTACACAGCTACCTCATTAGACGATGCGGAATCAATCATGCATCGAGTACAGATTTCTGAAAATGAATTAAGAAAACAACAAGTCGCAGGTTTCTATAGAGACATAGAATTAAAACCAGGACTTTTAAATGAAACCGATGTTGAAAGAAAAGAACGAGAACTTGAAGGACAATCTAAAGGTAGAGAAGAAGACGTATTTAATTTATTAGAATGTCATGTTAATTTAGATCTTGAAGGTTTCGAAGATGTTGGAGAAGACGGAGAACCAACAGGTATTAAACTTCCGTACGTTGTAACTGTAGAAGAAAATTCTAGAGAAGTATTATCAATCAAAAGAAACTACGAAGTAGGTGATCCATTAAAGAAAAAAATAGATTATTTTGTACATTTTAAATTTTTACCAGGTTTAGGTTTTTACGGTTTTGGTCTTATCCATATGATAGGCGGACTTTCAAGAACAGCGACTTCAGCTTTAAGACAGCTTTTAGATGCAGGAACATTATCTAATTTACCAGCTGGATTTAAACAAAGAGGAATTAGAATTAGAGATGATGCACAATCTATACAACCTGGAGAATTTAGAGACGTAGACGCACCGGGTGGAAATATTAGAGATGCATTTATGATGCTTCCTTTTAAAGAACCATCGCAAACACTCTTAGCACTTATGGGCGTCGTAGTACAAGCAGGTCAAAGATTTGCTTCAATAGCAGATCTGCAAGTAGGTGAGGGTAATCAAGGAGCCGCAGTGGGTACGACAGTTGCGTTGCTTGAAAGAGGCAGTAGAACAATGTCTGCGATTCACAAAAGAATTTATGCAGCCCTAAAACAAGAATTTAAATTAATGTCTAGAGTTTTTAAGTTATATCTACCCCAAGAATATCCTTACGATGTTGTTGGCGGTCAAAGGATGATTAAACAAACTGACTTTGACGACAGAGTAGATATATTACCAGTTGCAGATCCCAATATTTTCTCACAGACACAGCGTATTTCCCTCGCACAGTCGGAACTGCAACTGGCTCAATCTAATCCTCAAATACATAATTTGTATGAAGCATACAGAAGTATGTATGAAGCATTAGGTGTTAAAGATATTGATAAACTTTTAAAAAAACCACAGAATCCCACACCGAAGGACCCAGCTTTAGAACACATTGATTCTCTTGCTGGGAAACCATTCCAAGCTTTCCCTGGTCAAGATCATAGAGCACACATAACTTCGCATTTAAATTTTATGGCAACTAATATAGCTAGAAACAATCCAATGATTATGGCATCGTTAGAGAAAAATTGTTTTGAACACATTTCATTAATGGCACAAGAACAAGTTGAAGTAGAATTCAGACAAGAGATGCAACAACTTATGGCAATGCAACAGAATCCACAAGCAATGCAAAACCCTCAGATACAAATGCAAATGAAAATGATATCTGAAAAGATTGAAGCAAGAAAAGCACAACTTATTGCTGACATGATGGAAGAATTTACTAAAGAAGAGAAAAAAATTACATCTCAATTTGACAATGACCCTATTGCTAAACTAAGAGCAAGAGAATTAGACCTTCAAGCACAAGAAAATCAAAGAAAACGTGAAGAAGGAGAGGAAAGAATCAACCTTGATAAGATGAGAGCGATGATGAATCAACAAAACCAAGATGAAAAGCTTGAACAAAACGAAGATTTAGCACAATTAAGAGCTGATACGTCAATTGAGAAGACAATCTTGTCAAAAACAATTCCTAGCCCAGTAAAAAGGTGACAATTTTTTAAAAAAAGAGTAAAGTAAAAACAAAGGAGCTAATATGGCAGAAAAAAACAAAAAAGACCTAAACCAAGAAATGTTTACGAACAAAGATGGTTATGTTGAAGGTGGAATTGAAATAGAAACTACAAATCCAACTGAAACACAAGACGCAGAAGTTCAAGGTCAAGGAAAAATTTTAAAAGAGAAAAAAAGAACAGCTAAGTGGTACTAATATGGCTTGGTTTAGTCTAGCAAAGATTGCTTTACAAGCGG